GATGAATTCTATTCAAAATACGGAAGATAATAACAATATAGGGTTAAATTATGAAATTAGTATATGGCGTGGGCATAAATGATGCGGATTACGTTGTTCAGCCAATAATTAATGGTAAGCAAGAAGTGTGTCCTATTTATCGAACTTGGAAAAGTATGTTGAACAGGTGCTACTGCTTGAGCACGCATTTAACAAGCCCTACATACGTTGTCTGCTCTGTTTCAAAAGAATGGCTAACTTTTTCTAATTTTAGAGAATGGATGATCTCTCAGAACTGGAAAGGAAAGCATCTAGATAAAGATATTTTGTTTAAAAATAATAAGATTTATTCATCATCTAGCTGTTGTTTTGTTTCTTGCTCTATAAATGCATTATTAAATTCTCAAGGAGCTTCAAGAGGCAAGTATTTAATAGGATGTTGTAAAAAGTCAAGTAAATTTAGGTCTCAGATTAGCATTCATGGCAAGAAGACGTATTTAGGACTTTTTGAAACACAAAAAGAAGCACACCTAGCATGGCGCAAAGCTAAATCAGCTTACATAATTGAAGCAGCATTCACACAAACTCAAGATAATGTTCGCGAAGCTCTGCTTGAAAGGGCACGAGTATTGCTAGAGGACTATAACCCAGAGACAACAGAGGTATCAGCATGATAAGGGAAGATCAGGTAGAAGCAGCACTTACTTATTTACAATCAACAGACGAATCTTGCGCTAATGCTAAGGCAATGATGAAAGGTTTAGACGATCAAAAAAAGATAGTACACTCTATAGAAGTGCTTAAGCATGAGGGTGCAATAGGTCTACGTGAAAAGATAGCATATGCATCACAAGCTTATATAGATCATCTGGATAAGTGTAAAGAAGCCGTATTTGATTATGAGATAGAAAACAACAGGCGCAATACATCTATTTTATTAATTGAAACGTGGCGATCAATGAATGCTAATCAGCGACGGGGTAATATATGAAAAAGTGTTATAGGTGCGGTTACTGCGGACAACCGACTAATGAGCAAGGCACAGTTATTACTTTAGACAGGCTTAAATTGATTGATTTTAATTGGGATAATGCAGAGAAAGCCCATGGTGAGTGCTGCACACATCAACAAGAGTATGAAGCGCAAAGGCGAATAGTAACGGCTGACATGGCAAGTGATGCAGGACAGACAGACTTAGAAGGTCATTTAATATAACACAACACAGTAGAGGATAAAACCATGATAGAACAAATAACGATTGTGACTTTTTATTATCAAAAAACTTATAAAGTAAGAACGGCTTGCGGGGAGAATATTGTAGATAATATTTCTTTACAAAATGTCTACGTTAACGGTAAACCTTTCGAGCACTATTGCGGATATGATGACAACGGTAAAATGCTTTTTACTATAAGCTGTAATGTTCCTTGTGAAGTTAAATACTTATAAATAATAAACATAAGAGGATAAGACAGTGAAAGCTAAAAAATGCAAACAATGCAAAAGTTCAGTTTTAAACGAAGATATTGCAGTAAGAACGCCATTGTTTGTGTTTTGTTCTTTTAAATGCGCTAAGGATTATGCGCTTATAAAGTCAAAGGCTGCTAGACAGAGACTAGACAATAAAGCTAAGAAGGCGGCAAAGGTTAAACATACGGCAGATAAAGAGCGAGTAAAGACAAAGGCTAAATGGCTGCAAGAGTTACAGGTATTAGTAAATCAATATGTAAGAATAAGAGACAAGAACTTAGAATGCGCGTCATGCGACAAAGGGCTAGCATGGAGCGGTCAATGGCAAGCTGGACACTATTACAGCAGAGGCCATAGCTCATCGCTAAGATTTAACTTGTACAACATAAATAAGCAATGTAGTGTATGTAATAACCATTTAAGCGGCAATATAGGCCATTACACGCCAAAGCTGATTGATAAGATAGGTCAGGATAGGTTTAATTATTTAACGGCGCACAAGTCAGATATCAGGTCTTATGATATAGAGTGGATAAGGCGAGCGATAAAGATTGCACGTAAAGCGGTCAAGCGTAAAAAGCTAAGAGATTACGGCTTAATTAATTAATACTTGTTTGTATAGTGCTAGCATAGTAAAATATAGATATTAAATAAACTAAATTTGTGGTAAAGAATGATTTCAACAAAAAACTTTAATCCTACGCAAGATGAAAAGTTATTGTGTACTTGCTCATATCATAAATGCGACAAGAGAAGTGTTAGTCAATCACACCTAAACCGTATACAGGACGTAAGAGACATACTCGGTTATGGTCTACAGGTTACAAGCGGTGGCAGATGCCCTTATCATCCAAGCGAAGTGCATAGAACCACGCCAGCTGACCACCAGAATGGCGTTGGATGCGATGTCTCAGTAATAGGCAGCATACGCGGTAACGTCGTGCAGGCAGGCATACAAGCAGGATGTAATGCAATAGGTGTTGCAAGAACATTTGTACACTTAGGCTATCGCGAAGACTCTCCAGCAGGTCATTTAACAATGTGGGTATATTAACAATGTTTAGCCAGCTAATAGCGCCAATCAGCACAATTATAGATAAATTTATCCCAGATGCTGACATGAAAGCAAAAATAGCTTTTGACTTGGCTACTCTTGCAGACAATCACGCTCAGACATTAGCGCTTGCACAGATAGAAGTAAACAAAGCAGAGACTAAAGGCAATTGGTTTCAATCAGGATGGCGACCAGCCACAGGTTGGGTTTGCGTATGTGGATTTGCTGTAAACTTTCTTATATCACCATTGATGGCAGGGTTTGGCATTGTCATACCTCAAGCTGATTTATCCGTAATGCTGCCAGTTTTAGCGGGAATGTTAGGATTAGGCACATTGAGAACTTTTGAACGAACTAAAAAGGTCGGTAAAGCATGAAAACTTATGGCAATAAATCAAAACCTAAAAAAGTTAAGAAACCTAAATAAAGTGATGTTTTTATGAGTGTGACAAGAGAAGAGCTACAGAAAGCAACGGATTTGCTTAGTCAAAAGATTGATGATCGACATGATAAAATCATAAATAAATGGGATGAACTCGCTAGCTCTATTAACGGCATGAACATAAGCATAGGCAGATTTTTAGAAAAGTTTGATTATCAAGAAGAAGCAAACGAAAAGACAAGCGAGGAGCTACGCAAAATACAATCACAGCAGCATCTAATGCTAATCAGTATTGTAGAGCTACAGACAAACCAGAAGAACAGCAAAAACTTCTGGGATAAGTTCGGCGTGCCTTTAATGTTGCTGGTATTCGTTGGGTTATCTGCGATCAATTACTTCAAGGTATCAGTGTAAGAATGGCAAAATATGACAAAGAAGCTTTACTGGCTGACTATCATACCGGCGATTACACGCAAAGACAGTTAGCTAAGATGTACAAGGTTTCATTGGGTACAGTTAGCACAGCAACCAAAGGACTGTACAAGAAAACTGAACACTTAATTCAACACAAGGTAGAGTTAATACAGGCTACAGCTGAATTGACCACCTCAGAACTGAACGCTTTTGAACACTCTGTTCAGTTTAAGGTAGCAATGCTTAGAGATATAGAGTCATTCAGCAACCTTGCAATTCGCAAAGCCAATGAATTAGTTCAGAGTAGCGATTCAGGTAACGACTTTAGAGCTGTAGTCGAAGGCGTGGACAAATTGTCTGTATTGACTAAGATTAACGATAGGCACGCAAAAGCAGCATCAATACAGCAGAACACACAAACTAACGTAAGCGAGCTAGTTATAACTAGGGCAAAGCGTGAGAGTTGAGTTAGCACTAACAGAGCCGCAAGAGGACTTTGTATTCAGTGAAAGCAAGTACCCAGCGATTGTTGGTGGTCTAGGTAGCGGTAAATCTAAGGGCGGCACAATGCGCTTAGTGTTAAAGATGCTTAAAGATCCGGGCGCTAGCGGTGCTTACTACATGCCGACATACGATCTTATCAAGCTTAGGGCAATGCCTGGAGTCGAGCAGGACTTAGAGCAGCTAGGCATAGCCTACAGAGTAAACAAAGTCGATTACACAATACACGCTTACGGTTATGGCGATATTATATTCAGGTCTTACGACAGGCCGGAACGAATCATAGCTTATGAGACAGCTCATAGCATTGTTGATGAGATTGATACGCTACACAAAGACAAAGCCTCTTTAGTTTGGCGCAAGATAACAGAGCGCAACAGGCAGAAGCGACCCACAGTTAACACTATTGGCGCAGTCACAACACCTGACCAAGGCTATAATGGATTTGTATACAGCAAGTGGGGAAAAGATGCACAAGAAGGATATGAGCTTATCAAAGCGCCTACGGCATCTAATCCATACTTGCCAGACGATTATATAGAGCAGATAAGATCTAACTACGACAGCGTATTAGCAGAGCTTTATTTAAATGGTGAGTTTGTAAGTCTAAACGCTAATAAAGTCTATCATTTCTTTAGTCGCGCCAAGCATCATACAAATCGAGAGATTACGTATAAAGACACATTTTTGCATGTAGGATTAGACTTTAACATTGGCGGCACTTGCGCTACTGTTTGGATTATAGAAAACAATCAACCAAAAGCTGTTGATGAGTTTGTAAGTCACGATACATATGACTTTATTAACAATCTGGTACGCTATAACGGCAAGAAGATTATAGTCTACCCTGATGCTT